CCAGCATTGGACGATGGTAAACTCCCTGCCTTCATGGAGTTTGCCATCGTCCAATGCTGGCAAGGGTACTCCAAGGACCCCCTCTACGACTCACACATTCAGGGCCTCCAGTCCCATCACGTCCCCTTCGGATCCTACCTACTGCCCCGAGGCCAACGAGCCTTGCGTGCAGAACTAGACGACTTCCTAGCCGCCCGCATTCCGGGACAGGTCCGGGATGCTCTAGACCTTGAATGGGCCCTCCCCCTTAATCAGGTCTCGGACGCCCTTAAAGAGGGCGCTCGAATCCTAGGGAGGAAGTGGCTGTTCTACTCTAACTACAACCTGTTGCTCAACCACTACCACCAGATCCGTTCCGTCATCCTCGACAATGCAGACATCTGGCTAGCTTGGCCCAAGTATCAAGGCACCATTCGGGAGATACCAGGCTGGCCTTCCATTCAGGGGTATCCGAGCCCGCAACCCCTGATCTGGCAGTTCGACTGGCACTCGCGTCCGGGCTGGATACAGAAGGCGGTGGACAGGAACAAGATACTAGAGAGTACGTGGTCCCAGGTGGTCAGTGAAGACGAGGAGCCCCCACTGACCCTCGAACAGAAGGTTGCGGAGCTGTGGGCTCTGAAGCACTCACACTAGAAAAGGAGACAGTATCATGGCTTCACCCAGTAACGTGCGTTTTGAGTTCGGGCGTGTACTTGGCAAGATCTGGTACACCCTGACCTCACGGAAGTTCCTGGCCGCCTTCGGAGCCACCTTCGTCACCCTCGGGGATGCCAGCATCCCCCCGGAGGCCTCCGCCACGGCGATCGCCGCTGTCTGGATCGCCTTCATCTTCGGTACGGCCTTGGAGGACGGCCTGAAGGGCAAGTAGGACCTCCTGGCGTCGTTGCCCGGCAATCGTACTCCGGTAAACCTCTGCCAATAGCTCCTTCTTCCTACCCTCCGGCATCCTGGAGACAATTCCGGGAAGGTACTTGCGAAGTTCGTGTCGCCTTGCCCATGACCAGTCGCGAGTACCTCCCGGAATAGTATTCACCCTCCCCACCCCGGAGCGAGCCAGCTTATCGATCAGCCCAATATCCCGAGAGAACACGTGGATGGAAACGTGTAGCAGCCCATCCACCTCCTTAACGTAGATCCTCCCCTTGTCCCGAATGATCTCGGACACTACCGCTAGCTGGCGCTCATTCATCTCGACCCCATCGGTTTCGGATTCTCACATCGGCCTTCCAGGGTACTGAGGGATAGTACTTCTCCCCCCACCGTACCATCACCTTCTCGACCTCCGTCGCCACCAGGTCAGCCTCGCTTTCCCGGGCCTCTAGTAGTACGGAGTCATGCACCTCCAACATGGTCAAGTATCCCAGCTTGGTTAGCTGTACCCACGAGAGCATCGTAAGTTCGTGGGCCCCTCCCTGGATAGGTGCATTGAGTGCAATCTTCCGAGCTTCCTTCCGGTTCTCCTCAAGGATAAGGGGGACCCTCCGCCGTCGGCCAAGGATGGTCTCCACGTAGCCCCTCTGCCTCAGTAGGTCAAACTGCTGGTCGATGTAGCCACCTGGTCCGTAGAACCCCGGCATCAGTCCCACCAGCTTTTCGTACATCACCTGGGCCCGGTCGTAGGGTACGGCATAGTCACTGGCAAAGTTATAGGCTGTCCCTCCGTACAATGTGCAGAACACTAGTCGCTTGGTCTCCGACCTATTCTCCTTCGTCCACCCCTCTCCGAACATCCCCTCGGTTACGAAGGAGTGGATATCCCTTCCGGATCTAAAGGCGTGGAGTAGGAAGGGTTCCTGGGATAGGTGGGCTGCGACTCGCAACTCAGCCTGAGCGTAGTCTGCCACGATAAGCTTGTGTCCCAGGGCGGGAACAAACGCCCCTCGTATGAGGTTTCCGAGAGACGAGAAAGGATCGTTCTCATCCCCTTCTCGTGGAATGGTTTGGAGAGCTGGATCTCGAGCAGATAGTCGTCCGGTCTCTGTCCCGTGGATGAGGAAACCGGTGTGTACACGGTCCTGCTCATCAAGAATCGGAAGAAGGTTATTGACATACGCAGTGAGAAGCTTATTCTTCTTGCGATAGTAGATAAGTTCCTGAAGAAACGCACCTTGTTCCTCCGTTAGGGTTGGGAGTTTCTCAAGTATACGCAGGGTATTGGCTGCTGTGGTTCGTGGATGCTTCCTTCCCTCCTTGGGGTCCATCGCTGTGGGCAGCCCGAGCAGGTCAAACATCAGTACGGCTAGCTGGTCGGGCGAATTGGTGTTCAGCCCATCCTCGTCAATGTTCTCAATCACCCGATGGAACTTGGCCGGGGCCCGCTTCGGCTCCTCTCCGTGGAACCAGGGAGGCACCTGCCCACCCCACCTACCTAGGGCCTCGTCCGCAATGAACTCCATCTCCTCGGTATGCTCCCAACACTCCTGAGATAGCCTCTCCTCTACCTTCTTGAGCCACTCCCGGTCCATCCGAATGCCCCGTTGCTCCATGTTGTGCACGGCCCAGTTGGCCTGCATGAGGAACTCATAGAGGCCCCACAACCCCTGCGCCCTTACTTCCCCTTCTAGAGGGTCGACGAGCATTCGGTTGTAGCACACGTCCTTGCCACCATACTCATGAAGCAAGGGGGGCGGAACCTTGGACCACAAGTCCTCCTGCGACCTGAGATAGGGTCCTACCAGACCAGCCTCGTAGTCAGGTGCATCGAAGTAGTACCCTGCAAGAAACTTCAGGCCATGCTCCCCCGTTGTCTCCTTAAGGACGTAGTGCATGAGCATCGTATCAATCGTGGGCCTCTGCTCGAATGCCCAGTCCACGCCCCACTGCCCCGCTAGGAAGTTCATGTCAAACTTGACGTTATGACCTCCATTCGGCCCCTTCCACCCCAGCAGTAGGCTCCGCACCCCTTCCCGAATCTCAGGGAGGTGCAGGAACTCCTTAGGAACCACCACCGCACTCAGATTGTCAGTAGCTAGCTGCATACAGAGGATCGGATCTCGGTACCACACCCTCTGCTCGGTCTCCAGATCCCAGATAAGTATACGCCCATCGTTAAGCTTCTCTAGCTCTCTAAGGGCGTCGTAAACCTCCACCACACTCTGACATACGAATACTAGGGGTTCGATCGGCTGCTGGTGGGGGATCTGAACGGCCTTACGGAGGGTCTGATAGACCGTATAGGCCTCCTTGGGGTTGCGGAGAACGTAGGCAGGGTGGTAGGTCGAGATGCGGTTCCCGTACCATACCCCTTGCTCTTCTACTCGGAGGGAGTGCTCTGCTGTCCGACCTAGGGCCACCAGTGGTACGGACTCTCCCAGTTGCTCCAGCTCCTCAAAGAGCCTAGGTGCACAGCACTTCTGCTCCAGCTGGGTGGGGGTTCGGTTCTTCGGAGGCCTGCACAGCACCACGTTGGTACGCCAGACCCCCTCCCACTCCTGCCCAACCTGCTTCAGCATGGCCTGGAGCAACTGGCCAGACTTCCCAACGAAGGGCTCCCCCACTCGGACCTCATCCGCACCCGGAGCCTCTCCCACCACTACAAGCTGGGGCTGTGCAGGGCCCGCAGGTGGAACAAATGCCTCAGCCCTCAGGGTGCAGTTCTGACAGTCCGCCCCCGGACTCTTCGGTAGTATTAGCCCATCCATCTAGTGTCTCCAGGTTCTGCTGCAGGGTTCCCCACGCAACCACCCCGAGTCTGTGGTCCAGTCCGATGTGCCCCTCTCTCTTCTTTAATCCCTCTCCCTGCTGAGCGCAGGCGGCAGCAGCACCTGTATCGAGGCCCCGAACCTTCCCACGGAGCTCGACCACCTCTCGCTCAGGGTTCTCCCACAGACCCATCGCATGAAAAGGTACCCGCCACCTCCAGCCGTGCTTGTCTAGGTACTTGAGCACATCGGAGCGGGTGTACCCAAACTTCAGAGGGGCCCGGTTGAGGCCAAGGCAGACCGGATCCAAGAGTAGTAGCCTAACTGCACAAATCAGATACCGGGTGTAGTCCTCACCCTGAGGGATCAATAGCCTTCGACAGGGTTCGACTAGATGCTGGGCCTCCTTGGTGGAGTCGTAGGTCTCCTCCCCCCTGTAGGGCACGTCGGGAAGGCATACCTCGTCCGCCCCTACGTAGTTAGCCAGGTCCACCACCTCCCGGAAGTCCAGGGCCTCCCCAAGCTCGGGCTCCATAACTCCGTTGTCGACGATGAGGAACTTCCCGAGGCTATGCTGGCGGCGGAACCACTCTCGATACACCGGGTCCTGCTCCAATCGGGGAGCCAGGGCCATGTGGT